GACGGGGTGTACGACATGAACGACATCAACATCTTGTTGAACATTGCAGAAAATGGAGGTAGTACACCCGAAGAGAACATGATTGCAGAGCTGTTAAATGTCTCTACTCATCCAGACACGTTGGACTTCGACGCCATAGACATTTTGTTTTTGGTTCAGTACTTAGGTCTTCCTGGAGACCAATCCCTTGAGCTTCCGGGTCAGGGTGTGTTTGGTGCCACAACTACAAACCCGTTTACAACATGGAACATGTTCGGGTACTTCAACGACGATGGCACATGGGTTGACTTCGACTATGACGACCTAACACCAGACGATTACTTCGGACCAGGATGGAGCGCAACACAAACAAATAACAATGAGACAACTAGCTAATTCAGCAAGACGCAGACGGTCCAAGCAGATTCGCCGTGTGGTATCTCGCGGCTTGGTCAACACCAAGTCGTTGAGCTTTGACGGAACCAACGACAGAGCCGGATGGGGCAGCGGCGTCATCGAGTCACTTATTGGTGCTGGAGACTGGAGCTGGTCGTACTGGGTTAAATCGAGTGACTTTAGTCAGGCTGGAACCGGCCAGTACTCTACGCTCATTTATGCCCTAAACTTTTACGGCGCAGGGGTAAGCACATTTATTATAGGAGCTATTGGAGAAAACTCTCATAGTTCTCAAGCAGGAAAGCTAACGGTGATTGCCACAAGGGGCACTGGTGCCGGAAGTACATACTTTAGCTGGGTAAGCGACTCCTCCGTTATCGGGTCATTGACCGACGATGACTGGAATCATATTGTAATCACATGCGATACGGGCGCTAGTTCAAGAGCAATCAAGGCTTATATCAATGGCTCTGAAGTTGCAGGAGCAGACGCCTTATCTAACCAAGCCGCCACCGACTTTAGCGGTATCAATATGGGCGACGTTGCTTTAGGTACTCAAACATTCAACGCGGGTTCTGACAGCTTTGATGCGTTAGAGCTTGATGAAATCAGCCTGTATAGCTCTGTTCTTAGTTCCTCCAATGTAACTGCCATTTACAACGGCGGCGTGCCAGCGGACGAAACAGAGCGGTCTGGACTTATCGGATACTGGAGACTTGAGGACAACGGAAACGATTCTAGCAGCAACAGCAACAGCTTGACTATTAGCGGTGCACAATTTACAACTGACGTACCATCATGAGCAGAAGATACGCAATCATCGACACGACCTCTGTCACCCCCTCTATGGCTGCAGCCACTGTGGAGGGTAGCGTAGAGGCTATGAGAAAAACGGTCCGCAATACAGACAAATGTCTGTTGCGTTGGGATGGTGCAAACCCTCCTGGCACATTAAGTCTTACGACATATACGCAGGATGAAATCAGCAACATCCTTAACGATGAGTCTGGAGACTGGTGGATTGATTTTGAATCATACAGAGACTACGAAGAATGAATACTGTAAAGAATTACAAAAAGGGCGGCCTCAAAGTACTAAGCAAAAAGGTCAGCGTAGACCCGCCCAAGGGTTATCACTGGATGGAGGAGGGCGGTCGTTACTTCTTAATGAAAGGAGATTACAAGCCTCATAAGGGTGCCGTAGCCAAAGCTTCATTTAAGCTTGTGACTCACGGGAAATCTTAATCGCCTCCTCTCCTTCTAGTTTGCGGTAGAACCTCTGAACTAGATGTCTGGCTTTAGGGGTTAAGCCGTACCTGTGCTTGTAGTTCATCTTGGCCTCCTCGGTGAAGTACATGTCTGCTTCGGACCCCGTGTCAACTTTGTACTTCTTGTGCACTGCGTGAATCAGACCCTTCTGCATCATGGGTTGAAGTGTCCTCTGTCTGAACTTCTTGACTGATGCGAACAGGGATTCCGCCATGTGTGTTGACGTGAAGAACTCGTAGTCGTAAGCAAAAAGCATGACCTGCATCTCCACAGGGCGTATGTCATAATGCTGCAGCATATCCTTCTCTGCAAGCCTAAGGTACTTGAGGTAATTCTTGTTGACATACTTCTCGTGCAGGTAGGAGAACTCCCGCATTCTACGCTCAGGTCTATGTCTCTTCATTTTGAGTATATTTGCTAAGACAAAAAGAACAAGATGGGAACCACACTCTCAGGCACTCAAATTAGAAACACCTACAGCGGAATCCTTAAGGCTGGTGACAATGCTGCGATTAGCAGCAGCCTCAAGACAATCTCCGACGGTCAGGGTAACGATACTGCTCTTTCTCTCTCCGATAGTCAGGTAAAGGTAACAAATCTTCTGATTGACTCACCAGGAAACTCCTCTGCCGATGAGGTGCTTGTGCGTGACTCTTCTACTGGTTTGATTGGTAAAAGACGCTTCCCTAACTTTAAGAGTGTAACTCTTAGCAACGGGAGTGGCACAAGCGTCAACGGTGCATCAGATGCACTAGCGCTTACCATCACAGACTCAGCCGCCAACACCAGCACTGCCAGCTTCCAGAGTGGTACAAACATGACCCTTACGGGTTCATCAGGCACCTATACATATTCTTACGGAAGACGAGCTCTGCAGAAGATTACAGCAGGAGCAACCCTCGTTGCCTCTGATTATGGCGAGACATTGTTCTGTGATGCTTCCGGGTCACTTGGAGGTGCGATTCTTAGGTTGCCAGAAGCTATTGAAGGCGCTTTCTTCAGGGTATATATTGATGTTGCTGGCGGTGCTTTTGACATCAACGCTGCCACTGGAGATTACTTTTACGGCGCAATCAATGTGCTGTCTACAACGGCGGACAACAATGCGTTGCAGAGCGTGACCCGAGCCACAGCCTCTGGTTCGGTAGCAAGCTACAATCAGCTTACAATCCACGCTGCTGCCTCGACAACAGGCGGTGCAGCTGGTTCTTTTCTGGAGTTGACTTGCTATGATGCTGCTGGGTGGTTTGTGACAGGAACGCTTATTAGTACCAACGCCAACCCTGGCTCTATCGCTACTATTAACGGACAATAATGACTACCATGGACCCAACCCTCAAGGAGCTCTTCATTAGTGAAGTAGCCGACGTCTTGGCTCAGCTTGAAGACGTCATTGAAAAGTATCAAGTGAACGAGAGGGTAGCCTACCTTTTTGGCTTGGGCATTGTGGATGACATTCCAGATATGGGTCCAGCATGGCAGGTTGCGAGCAAGTGGCACGTTGATAGCCAGGAAGAAATGGCTGAGCTGTTCTCTGCCATCATGGCTTCTTATGAGAAAATTTCGGAGGACGAGGACATCGACATTGATGACATTGACCTAGATGACCTAGGCCTCTCACTGAACTAAATAAAATGGAAAATTTAATTCGTAAAATCGTCATCGGTCCTAATCCGAAGGATGCGATGGCGTACTACGTTGGCATGAAGGCTGGCGCAGGAAAGGTTGTTCTCATCGAGGAAGATGAGCGCTCATTGTACAAGTACAACATTCGTAGGTACAACATCTACACTCAGGACACTGAATCGTCCTATCTGTGGAAGACTGTGGAGAATACTCCCGTCATTGTTGAATACGATTGTAACTTTGAATGAAAGCGCTGTATCACTTCGTGGTGAAGCTTGAGAAGACTCACCACGACACCATCGAGCTGGAGAACGGCACCGTACTTCACGTCGACCCAAAATGGAAAGAGTTTGAGCGTCGCGTCATGTATGGCGAGGTCACCTCTACCCCTGTCAAGTACGATGTAGATGTGGAGGTTGGAGACACACTATTCTTCCACCACCATGTTGTTATGTCTGACGCACTGAAGGTTGAGGTCAACGACGAGCAGAGATTTATCGTGGGCTATGACCCAGTAAATACTCTTTCTTGTCATGCCATTGCCTACAGGAGCAAGAAGACTGGCGAGCTGCACATGCTTGCAGACTGGGTGTTTCTTCAGCCTATTGAAGAAGAAAAGCAGGATAACGAGTTCATTGAGATTGTAGACTTGAAGCCCAAGACTCACCTCAAGGCCAAGGTGTTCTGTTGCCCCAAGGACATGATTACTCAGGGCGTCAAGCCAGGAGACATTGTAGGATTCAAGCAAAACCGCGATTACGAGATGAAGCTCGAGGACGAGACGGTAGTCTTCCGTATGCGCTCAGAAGATATGATGTATGTCCAACCGCAAGATGCCATCAGCTAAGGCGAACAAGCCTCGCTTTACAACCATCGAAGCTTCCCGTCGTTTGATGGGTAGCATGGAGGTTGCAATCAATAATATGATTGAGGAGGTGAAGCGCCCTGTCGACCCGGAGGCGGGAGGGGCAGCGCGTAAGGCTGAGCTGCAGTCTATCAAGCAGACGGCTGTAGATTGCAAGGAGCTGTTGATTGAACGCCAGAGACTGGAGCAGATGGTGAAGGACCTCAGCGACAAGGGCTCTATTGATGACGCCAAAGATTACTCTGGAGGCTTCGCAGAAAGATTTAGCAAATGAATGGACTGGTTGACATTGAAGGTTACGACGAACCAGTGGTGTCAATCTGCCCACGGGGTACGCTCGGGGATGTCATAGACATCTACGGGCTACCTATTTGCTTGCCAAAGAAGCCTGCAAAAAAAGACATACCCGGCCACGACCTGGCGGAGCACCTTCAGTGCTGGTACAGGGATGACATGCCGGAAGAGCTCGCTCGTATCAAGTCCATGGACGAGTGGTACGAAATGCCCAAAGAGTTCAGGCAGAAGTTCTCCCCCTACATCGAGGAGGAGTTTCGCAGACGTCGTGAAGGGCACTGGTTTTACAATAACGGAGAACCAACCTACATCACTGGCAGACATTACATGATGCTGCAGTGGAGTAAGATTGATATTGGCTATCCTAGTTTCCTAGACTTCCAACGGAAGCTCTTCATCCATCAGGCCGCGTGTGAGGCTGACCCCAGGTGCCTTGGTCAACTGTACACCAAGTGTCGCCGCTCCGGGTACACCAACATGTCCGCCTGCGTTCTTGTAGATGAAGCCACACAGGTCAAGGACAAACTTTTGGGTATCCAGTCGAAGACGGGTAAGGACGCGCAAGAAAACGTCTTCATGAAGAAGGTCGTTGCTATCTTCAAGTCCTACCCGTTCTTCTTTAAGCCTATCCAGGATGGTACAACAAACCCACGTATGGAACTCGCGTTCCGTGAGCCATCTAAAAGGATTACCAAAAACAACAAGACCTCTGTAAAGGGTGATGCCCTAAACACAATCATTAACTGGAAGAACACCACCAACAACGCATACGATGGTGAGAAGCTCCACATCCTGTACCTCGATGAGGCAGGCAAATGGGAGAAGCCAACAGACATCAGAGAGGCCTGGAGGATACAGCGCACCTGCTTAATTGTGGGACGCCGGGTCATCGGCAAGGCACTCGTGGGGAGCACGGTCAACCCCATGGATAAAGGAGGTCAAGAATACAAAGAACTTTGGAAAGATTCAGACCCACAAGAACGCAACAAAAACGGAAGGACAACCTCAGGATTGTACAGAATCTTCATTCCGGCCTACGAAGCCTTAGAGGGATTCTTCGACAAGCACGGAATGCCGATTATAGAGACGCCGGAAATGCACACGGAAACTCTGGATGGAGAAACCGTAGAGATAGGCGCAAAGGAGTTTCTAAAAAACGAAAGGGAAGCTCTTAAGCATGATGCTCGGGAGATGAACGAAATCGTTCGTCAGTTCCCGTTTACCACAGACGAAGCATTCCGCGATAGCGTTGAGGGCTCACTGTTCAACATCGGTAAGATTTACGAGCAGATGGACCACAACGACAACATGTACCCCGACCCTGTGGTGCGAGGTAACTTCACATGGAGGGGTGGCGTTAGAGACACCGAGGTAGTGTTTGTGCCAAGCTCTGAGGGTAGGTGGTTTGTTTCGTGGATGCCACCTGTCGACATGAGAAATCAAAGGCACAAGGAGGGTGGCAAGTTTGTCGCACCCAATAAGCTTGTGGGGTGTGGGGGTGTTGACTCGTACGACATCGACGCTACTACTGACGGCAGAGGCTCTAAGGGTGCTTGCCACATCTACAACAAATTCAACATGGCGGTCCCGTCAAACATGTTTGTTGCAGAGTATTGTTCGCGCCCTCCAATGGCTAAGATTTTCTATGAAGACATACTGATGGCATCNTACTTTTACGGNTACCCTCTGCTNGTAGAGAACAACAAGTACGGTATCGTNAGGTACTTTGAAACTCGTGGATACGATGGCTACCTGTTGGACAGNCCNTCACANCTTACCACNTCCGGCTCTGTTGCCGTGAAGACAAAGGGCATCCCATCNAACTCNCANGACGTCATCCACACACATGCACAAGCGATTGAAGACTACATACATAACCATGTGGGAATCAANGAGAAAGGNGAGATGGGTAGGATGTATTTCAACAGAACGCTTGAAGATTGGATTGGTTACCGTATCGACAACCGAACTAAGTTTGACTTGACCATCAGTGCTGGTCTAGCCTTGCTGGCCGCGCAGACTGTAGTACAGAAAAAGAAGGCTGCTGATTTCTCAGGTAAAAAGTTCTTCCGCAAGTATAGCTACAACCCTGGAGGGGTCTCAAAACCCTCTAAGTGATTTTGTTTATATTTGCACATTGCCTGTAATACAGTAAGTAATGAAGGGTCATCATAAGCCTAAGTCGTACGCACAATTTCCAGACCCGATGGCCCCCGCCAGTGTTAAGGCGAGTCACGACTATGGAGTGCAGTACGCGAAGTCTATTGAGGCGCAGTGGGGCGGGTTGGATGACTTCTCAACTGGCTTTGGCAAGCGCCTTGTAGAGTTTAACAGAAACAGGGATTACGCAAACGGAACTCAGGATACTGCTGTATACAAGCAGATTCTTAGCAGCATGGACACTCAGGGCGGCGACGGAACGTTGCTCAACCTGGACTGGTCACCCGTGCCAATCGTGCCCAAGTTTGTGCGCATTGTTGTTAACAAAATTTTGTCCCGCCGATTCAATCCTAATGTTGAGGCGGTGGACCCAATGTCCAAGGATGAAAAGGAAAAGAAGAAGGTTCTAGCTAAACTTGCTGTTGAGGAAAAGGAGGTTATTGATGAAGCTAAAGAACTTGGGCTCAATACTCACATCAGTACAGAGGGCTTGCCAGACAACTCTGAGGAAGCTGAGATTTATCTTGCTGATAGTATCAAGACAAGTTCTGAAGTTGCTGCTCAACTTGCAACCAGACTCACCCTTGACTGGAATGATTTCGATGAAAACATTTTCCGTCGTGCTGTTGAAGACCTTGTTGTTAACGGCATGGCTGTGGTTAAGCGCAGCAATGACCCGTCTTACGGAATCAAAACGGAGTATGTAGACCCTGCTCAGTTTATACACTCAAGCACTGAGGACCCCAACTTTTCTGACATTGTCTACGGTGGCCACGTAAAGCGCGTCTCCATTCAGGAGCTCAAGCGCATGGCTGGAACTGACATCCCTGAGGAAGAGTACAAGAAGATTGCCAAGGCGGTTATGAATCGCAGCTACAACAATGCTGCTCAGTTTAACCAGACAGTCTATGACCGTAGCCGAGGAACACACATCTACGGGTATGATGAATACCTCGTTGACGTGTTGGACTTTGAGTTCATCGGTGTCGATGACATGATTTACGAGGAGAAGGAGTCTCGCTTTGGCAATGTAGGTTTCTACTACAAGGGCGACATCTACAAAGCTCCAAGCGATTCTGTTTATGAGCGGACCATCCACAGCATGCCCAACATGTGTGTGTATGGAGGCTCGTATGTTATCGGTAGTCAGCTCCTCTTTGACTACGGCATGAAGCGAGACGTTCCTAAGAACATGCACGACCTGACCCGTGCACGTCTTTCTTACAGCGTAGTCGCCACGAATTTTAGACGTCAGATGCCCAAGTCAATGGTGTCATCTGTCATCGGGTTTGCTGACCAGCTTCAGCTCACCCACCTCAAGATTCAGCAGGCCATTGCTAAGGCCAAGCCTGACGGATTGATTGTTGACATTGAGGGATTGGAAAACGTTCAGCTCGGTTCTGGTGGTGAGCTTCAACCACTCGACATTCAGGANATNTACGAGCAGACTGGTGTCTTCTACTACAGAAGCAAGAACCCAGAAGGCGGATTCCAGAACCCGCCAGTGCGTCCACTGGATAACACAATCCGAAACATCAACGAGCTGATTGGTTTGTACAACCACTATCTGCGGATGATTCGTGATGTCACGGGCGTAAACGAGGTTCTCGATGGCAGCACACCAAAGTCTGACGCGCTCGTGGGCGTGCGCCAACAGCAGCTTGCTGCGGGCAACAACGCCATCAACGACATTACAAACGCAGCCTCTGTCATCTACCGCAGGGTTTGTGAGGACATCGTGAAGTGTGTGCAAGTCTTGCCACCAGAGTCCATTATCTATCAGGCTTACGAAAGAGCCATTGGTCGAACCAGCATGGAGATTGTCTCCTCGTTTGCTTCTCTCCCGCTTTACAACTACGGTGTAATTGTTGACAGAGAGATGTCTGATGAAGANAAGATTCTCCTNGAGCAAAACATCCAACAGTCCCTTGCGCAAAGAGAAATTGACCTGGAAGACGCTATGGCAATCCGTCGCCTCAAGGATTTGGACCAAGCGGAAAGACTGCTTATTATCCGACGGAAAAAGCGCATTGCCATGCTGCAACAACAACAGCAGCAAAACATGCAGATGCAAGCTCAGCTGAATCAACAGTCACAGCAGGGTGCCGCTCAGATGCGGATGCAGGAGATTCAACTCAAGGCTCAAGCAGACATGCAGAAGATTCAGGCTCAGGGCCAGATTGATATGCAGCTGCTTCAAATGAGACAGAACCTTGAGGCGCAAATGATGGCCGCAAAACTGCAGGCNCAGGTNCAGACTTCTGCGTCAGACAAGCAGTTCCGGATGGACCTCGAGAATCAGAAGGACGACCGCAAGGACTCTCGCGTAAACAAGCAGGCCGAAGCTCAGTCAAAGCTCATCTCTCAGCGCAAAGGCAACAGGCCTGAGCTTCAAGAGACCGAAGAGCAAGACATCATCAAAGAACTGATGAACCGATGAGCAAGGAGGCAATGAGAGAGCGCGTCAAGCGTATGCTCAAGAAGCACGGACTCAGCGGTGTGAACAAGCCNAAGAGGACGCCNAGTCANCCNAAGAAGTCACACATGGTGTTGGCCAAGGAGGGAGACAAGGTGAAGCTGATTCGATTCGGCGAGCAGGGCGCAAAGACCGCTGGNAAACCTAAAGCCGGNGAGTCTGACAAGATGAAGAAGAAGCGTGCAAGCTTNAAGNCTNGNCACGCNAANAANATNAAGAAAGGCAAGATGAGCGCTGCGTACTGGGCTGACAAAGTCAAGTGGTAATGTTTCATATATTTGCATCAAAGAATAACAAATGGCAACAGTAACCGCACAGATTTCTTTGACGAGCACAGACCTTCTGTCTGACAGCTTGTCTATTAGTGTGTCTACAGATGTCACTGCAGCAAACACTACAGGTTTGGCGCGTAGACCCGTCACGGCTACGTCGGTTGGTANTAGTGCTACTACATTGTTTGAAGCCTCGGACTTCAGCGCCCCAGCCTACCTGTACATCAAAAACACCGACAGCACCGCCTCAGACTTTATCTATGTGTATGACGACACAACTTCTGGCGACCCTGTCATTTTGAAGTTGGCTGGTGGTGACTGGGCATTCATGCCTCTCAACGCTGGATTGACACTNAAAGCATACGCAACAACAAACCCAACACTCGTTGAGTTCATGGTAATCGGAACTGACGCCTAATATCTAAGACATGGGATTTCAACAAAGTAACGGCGGAAACAGCAGCAAGTTCTTAGGCAGAGATGCCAACACGAACCGNATGCTCACTGGCGCCACNCAAACTATTGTACTTCGCGGAAACACTGACGGTGAA